GTTTGTCGCAGTCCGGTAGCTGACAAGGGTTCAACGTGCGGACACACTCCCCCTAGCCATTGCAACAGTGGCCGCTCGCGCGGTGGTAACTTGGCTCGCGTGTCAGCGTTGGAGGCTCACCTAAGCTCGCCACCTCTACCGCCTGAACCTGTACCAGAAGCCCATATAGGGGCTTATCGAAAACCTTTCCTCTTTCAATATGACCATACTGCCAGAGCTTCGTTGAAAGGTACATATCGAGAAACAATAAACTTCATTACAAATGAGTAATGTTCAATGTTAACAATACTTAATGTTCCTGATTACATTAACAAAGCGTAATACAACGTTTCACGTGAAACATCCACACCCGACATTAAATCTCTGTAATAATGCGTGTGCCCCCTTGACATTAACAAAGGTTAACGTTATAGCTACATTAACTTTTGGTAATGTTACGTAATGTCATGCAAAAACCGTGCCAAACCTTGTCAAGTTACAAATTGTTCACATTAATTTTTGGTCATGGGTCCCCGGGGGGGCGTAGGTCCGTGTACTATGCATATCACACCCTGAAATTTTCTCGGAGAAATTCGCTGAGATTGAGGGACCCCCTTGACATAATGCTCGATATATGATATAATATTAATGTAAGTTCAATTAAATTGATACGCAAATGACCAAAGCGCTTATTCAAACACATTCCTCTGAGTACCGGACTGAGGGTAATAATATTTACATGACTCGTTCGTTGTTTGGTGATGTTGATAATCATAATAACTTAAACCCTCCTTTCTGGCTACGTAGTAAACCCAAGGACTGCGACAAGCCATGCTTTAAGGACATTTACTTGTTTCTTGAAGATGAGACAGGATACGAGTTAGCAGTTAAGTATCTTGGTTCTTATGATCATTGGTTGTATCTTCTCAAACACTCTGTTTGGTTTCGGGATGAGATAGAAGTTTGGAAGAACGAACTACGTACTAAACTCAAGGCACGAGCAATGGACTCTATCATTTCTCTTGTCTCCAACTCTGAAGAACCCACCAACTTGAGGTTTGCTGCTGCCAAGTGGTTGCACGAAAAGGTTAGTGCTGAAGAGGCTCCTGCACCTGCTAAAAGGGGTCGGCCATCTAAAGTAGAAATTAAAGGTGCTCTTAAGAAAGCTGTTGATGCAGACAAAGAGACCCTTGAGGACCTCGAACGTATTAAACGATTTAACTAGGAGAGATTTTTATGCCACAAGTTGGAGGACGGCACTACCCTTACACATCTGCAGGTAAGAAGGCTGCTAAGGCTGCTGCCAAGAAAACTGGACGCCCTGTCCGCAACCTTAAAAAACCAAAAGGAAAGAAATAAACTATGATCCCTTCAGAAGGAAAAGCTAAATACCCCTTTAACACTCGGAAGGCAAAGGGAAGTAGCCCCAAGGAAAAGGCTAAAAGGGCCACACCGCAGTCGCAAAGAAATAAGTCCTATAACAAGACCACGAAGGAGTCAGTCAAAGGCGGCGCAAAGAAAGGCGCAAAAAGACGTGGCCGCTAAAATTGCTGCAATCTTAAAAAACCTAAAGGAAAGAAATAAGCTATGATCCCTTCAGAAGGAAAAAATAAAACTCGTAGAACTTTACGACAAAGGGCAGCAAGAGCCGCCTCTAATGTTTTTAAAGGTGCTCAAAACGCTGGACGTTCTATGTTTCGGGACTCTGGAGGTCCTAGGGATAGGACTGTTTATGGAAGAATGGACTACGCTCAAAGAAAAGGGCTAGGACAGGATACTTCTCGGTTTCTTGCAACAAATTATAGGGGCAACAAATTTGAGGATATGGTAGAGGGTCAGGTCCAGCAAAACCGAGAAATGCGGCACCGAGATGCTCGTGATCGGTTAGAACGTCAAACTCGTCGCCAATCCGAAAGAACAGCTACTTTGAATCGTCAAGCAATAAAACGAACTCAAAAGAGAAACTAAAAGTGGCAGAGCGTAAGAAAGATCCTCGTCTTGCCCGTGCTGGAGTGTCTGGTTACAACAAACCAAAACGCACTCCTAACCACCCTACCAAGTCACACATTGTTGTTGCTAAAGAAGGTGAGAAGATCAAGACTATTCGGTTTGGTGAGCAGGGTGCAAAAACTGCTGGTAAAGCCAAGGCTGGTGAGTCTGATAAGATGAAAAAGAAAAGGGCTTCTTTCAAAGCACGTCATCGTAAGAACATCGCCAAGGGCAAGATGTCTGCAGCCTACTGGGCTGACAAAGTTAAGTGGTAAGGCAATGGCTAAACGACCGGGATTATACGCAAACATTCACGCCAAGCGCAAGCGGATCAAAGCTGGTTCGGGTGAGAAAATGAGGAAGCCGGGGACCAAAGGCGCACCTACGGCGAAGGCATTTAAGCAAGCCGCTAAAACGGCAAAAGGAAAAAAGAAAAATGGCTAAACTTACCCTTGCAGATGCCACAACAACTGGGTACAAAGTCACAACAACAATAAACGCAAACAACTCGTTTATTGAAGCTGCTATGGAAAACACCCTGTCCAGAGACGGCACAGGCCCTAACGCTATGGGCGCTGACTTGGACATGAACTCTAACTTTATCACTAACCTGTCTACTCCTACCCTGTCTTCTCACGCGGCAACTAAGGGATACGTAGATGGTATTGTCACAACCCTCGTTACTCTAAATGAGACGGGGGTTTCTGCTTTTGCACTGACCCTTTTAGATGATGCTGACGCAGCAGAAGCACGGACAACTCTTGGACTAGGGACTGCAGCTACATCAGACACTGGAGACTTTGCTGCAGCGTCCCACACTCACGCTACTACAGACATTACCTCGGGAACCTTTGCGGATGCCAGAATTGCACAAACAAACGTTACCCAACACGAAGCGGCCTTGTCTATTAACTCGTCTCAAACAACAATTGAAGTTTCTTCAGAGACGACTGGAACTCTCACTTCTGCTTCTTTTTATAAAATTGTAAATGTAAGTGCTAGCCCTGTTACCCTTCCGGCTGCGTCTGCTCAAGCTTGGATTCTTATCGACCCTAACGGATCAGCCATTACAGTCAACAGACAAGCCTCTGGAGCAATGTACATTGCAGACACTAACGCAGCATCTGGTACAACCGGAACAGAGAATCTTGTTTTTGCGTATTCTGATGGCACTGACTGGAAACTAAGTGGGAACATTTCTTAATGTTTGGTTTTCTTGTCGTTGCTTTTGACTCTCCTGCACCTCCTGCAGACGTTACTCCAGATCCTGTAGACTGGACAAATATTGGTCCTACACCTTCTCCGGGAATGACAAGCACTGAGACAATTAGTGGGATCACGGCACCAATTACTTTAAGTGCTGTAAACTCTGGTAGCGGGTTCCTTGAGTATCGGATTGGATCTGGTTCTTACACGTCTTATAGTTCTCCTTTTGTCGTCACTAACGGACAAACTGTTCGCTGGAGAGTTACTTCATTTATTGGTGTTGAAACAGGGACAGTGACAGTCAACAATGACAGTGATCCGGGCAACAACCCGCTTGATACTTTTACCTACTCTGTAGATGGTGGATCAGGACCATAAACAACTATGCCACGTACAGCTAAACCTTCAAACCTCAAAGGTAAGACAAAGCACGGTCGCTCAAAAGCTGCTGTACGTAAGGCGTACAAGAAATGGTACGCAAAGAACAAAGAAGATATTATTTCTGCTAACGTAAAGCGTAATGGCGACAGAGAGCGCCTAAAGCGCAAAGGCAAGGTAAAAAAGGGTCAAGACGTACACCACTCTGGAGAAAACGGTAACGGTAAGGCTAAAGCTATTTCCAGACGCAGTAATAGGTCAATGGGTGGACGTCTAGGCGGAAAACGGTAAATGAGAACAGACAAAGACCTATCTCAGGAAGAGTGGGACATCAGGCTTGCTGCCGAATCTGATCTGGCTACTTTTATTCGTCTAATTGCTCCCTACAACATGATGGGCGGCGTACACGAAGAACTGTGTGCTTGGTGGACTAGGGAAGATGCTCTATCGCATCAACTGACCCTGCTTCCTCGTGACCACGGCAAAAGCCGCTACATTGCTTTTAGGGTTGCTTGGTACATTACACGAAACCCTGATTGTCGTATTCTTTACATTTCGTCTACAGCAAACCTTGCTGAAAAACAATTAGGCTCTATCAAACAGATCCTGACTTCTCGTAAGTATCGCAAGTACTGGCCTGAAATGATACACCCCGAAGAGGGGAAACGAGAAAAGTGGACAGGATCTGAGATTTGTGTTGACCACCCTAAACGTAAAGAAGAAGGGGTTCGGGACCCTACAGTCTTTACTGCTGGCTTGACTACCGGCATTACGGGTATGCACTGTGACGTTGCTGTTTTGGACGATATTGTTGTTCAGGAAAACGCCTACACAGAAGAAGGTCGCCGTAAGGTCCACTCTCAATTCTCTCTTCTGTCTTCTATTGAGGGAGCCGATGGAGAAGAGTGGGTAGTTGGTACTCGTTACCACCCTCTTGACCTTTATGGTGAAATGCAAAAGATTGAAGAAGACCTCTATGATACTGCAGGCTATGTTATTGGTAGCCAGCCCGTCTATGAGGTCTTTGAGCGTAAGGTAGAGGACGAAGGCGACGGCACTGGAGAGTTTATCTGGCCTCGTCAAATGAGACCTGATGGTAAGTGGTTTGGATTTAATCGAGAGATCCTAGCCCGTAAAAGAGCCAAGTATCTAGACAAGACACAGTTCTACGCTCAGTACTACAATGATCCTAACTCTGGAGAAGAGGGCGGCATCTCTAGAAACCACTTTCAATACTACAACAAAGACGATCTTAAATTCACCAGAGGACGCTGGCACCACCAATACAACGCCCTTAACGTTGTTGCTGCTATTGACCTTTCGTATAGTGTAGGCAAAAGAAGTGACTACACCAGCATTGTTGTTCTTGGTGTTGATGCTGACAGGTTTTACTACGTTCTTGAAGTAGATCGGTTCAAGACAGAAAGTATTAGAGAGTACTACAAACACATTCTTGAACTGCACAAGAAGTGGGAGTTCAATAAACTTATTGCAGAAACAACAGCAGCTCAACAAGCAATTGTTAGAGAACTAAAACAAGAGTACCTTCAACCCAATGGCGTTAGGCTTTCTATCGAAGAAGTTAAACCAACCCGTCATCAGGGAACCAAGGAAGAACGTTTATCCGCTGTTCTTGAGCCTGTCTACACCAATAACGCGGTTTTCCACTATAGAGGCGGTAATTGCCAAGTTCTTGAAGATGAGCTTATAATGCAGTTTCCTCCTCACGATGACTGCAAAGATGCCCTAGCAAATGCAATTGACAAAATTGTCCCGCCCTCAAACATGAAGAGTCGTAGAGACACTGAAAGTAGAGGTAATGTTATTTTCCACAAACGGTTTGGAGGCGTAGTAGCCTAAGTCATGAGTCGTCGCACAGCTTTATCTTTTGAAGATTTCTTTGATCCTGATCGTCTTGCCAGTGATATTAGTAACAAGTATTGGCATTGGGAATCAAGACGAAACTCTTGGTTGTCTCTGACCAAAGAGTCACGGGATTATATTTTTGCTACGGACACCCGTACAACAACAAGTGGGGGGCTTGGGTGGAAAAACTCAACTCACCTTCCTAAACTCTGTCAGATTAGGGACAACCTTCACGCCAACTATATGGCTGCAGTGTTTCCTAATGATCGCGCCATTACGTTTGAAAGTGATGACCCTCAAGCTTTTGATGTCTCAACCCGTACCGCAGTAGAAGCTTATATGCGGAACAAACTCAACATAGGAGGTTTCCGCACAGAAGTCCAAAAGTGTATTCTTGATTGGATTGACTATGGTAATTGTTTTGCTATGGTCGATTTTGTTAACGAAACTAGAGAGCTTGACGGGGAGCAGATCCAAGGATTTCGGGGTCCGCAAATGAAGAGGATCAGTCCTCTTGATATTGTGTTTGATCCTACCTCTACAGAGTTTGAGCGCACCCCTAAAATTATTCGTGAGTTGACAAGAATTAGTGACCTTGCCTTGGTTCTTGAAGACTATCCTGAGATGGGATACCTGCAGGAAGTCTTTAGCCAAGTTCTCAGAGCACGAGATAAATTCCTTGGTTCTAATGTAGGCAAAGGGATGGATGTAAAGAAAAACGCAGCCTATCAAGCTGATGGCTTTAGTTCCTTTACTGATTACTTTGAGTCTGACTACATTGAACTGCTGCACTTCTACGGAGACATTTACGACAGGAAAACAGAGCAGCTTCTCCGTAATCAACACATTGTAATTGCGGATAGAGCCTATGTCATACGTCAATCAACTCATCCTACTTGGAAAGGCACACCACCCATTTTTCATGCCGGATGGCGTGTTCGCCCAGACAATCTTTACGCTATGGGGCCTCTCGACAATCTCATTGGGCTTCAATACCGCATAGACCATTTGGAAAATGCTAAGGCAGATGCCTTGGATATGATTGTTCATCCGGTCCTCAAAATTCGAGGATTTGTAGAAGACTTTGATTACGGACCTAATGAACGCATCTATGTAGGCGATGAGGGCGATGTTCAGTTTATGAGCCCTGATGCTACAGTCCTGTCTCTCAATACTGAGATTGCTTCAGCTATGCAGATTATGGAGGAAATGGCAGGAGCTCCTAGGCAAGCAATGGGGCTTCGTACTCCCGGTGAAAAAACTAAGTTTGAAGTACAGGTTCTTGAAAACGGAGCCAACAGGGTTTTCCTAAATAAGACAACCCACTTTGAAATTATTTTTCTTGAGCCAATTCTTAACTCAATGCTAGAAATTGCACGACGCAACTTTGGCTCTGCAGAAAATATCCGCATTGAGGATCAGGACTTTAACTTCCAAAAGTTTATTAGTGTTACTCGTAATGACCTAACGGCTAATGGCAACCTTCGTGCTATTGGAGCTCGGCGGTTTGCAAACAAAGCAAACATCTTGCAAAACCTTGTACAGTTTAGCAACACGGCTATTGGGCAAGACCCAGAGATCAGACAACACATGTCGTCATTTAAACTGGCTAAACTTGCAGAAGAGCTTCTGGAAATTGGCGAGTACAAGATTGTTGAACGGAATGTTCGTATTGGTGAACGTACTGAAGGCGCACAGCTTGAAGGAACGGCACAGGATATGATCTTAGGACAAATGGCAGGACGAGGCGCTGGTGGACCGGGACCGCAATAAAAACATTGATAGCAGATGGACGCAAGGTCTATCTAAAGAACAATCTGATCTTATTAAGAAACTCGTCAACTCAAATAATTTAGTTCTTGACAAGTTGCGTCAGATATGTTATAATAGAAGTGTAGAGTTAAAGAAGAAACTAGTTTCTGAGTCTAACTTCTCTGAACCTAATTGGGCAGTGCATCAAGCTTATGTAACTGGTCAAATTCAGGATATAGAATGGATTCTCTCTCTACTTCCTGAATAGTAACATCAATAGGACAGGACCAAATGTCTGATATTTTTAACGAAGACTCCGCGACCCCGGAACTTCCATTTAGCGATCCAAACGCAGTAACTCTTGAAGACCTCGTTGGTGAGGGCAAGAAATACAAAACAAGTGAGGATCTTGCTAAAGCCATTGCTCATGCTAATAATCATATTAAACAGCTTGAGCAAGACACTGCAACCCTTAAGTCTGAACTTCAGCAGAGGGTTTCGGTAGAAGACGCAATTAAACAACTTACGTCACGAAACGAACAACCAACCAATAGTGAACCGGCCTACCAGCCGCCTTCTGAGGCACTTGTTCAGACAGAAAGCAACTCAAGCGCGTCGATTACTTTGGAGGATGTAAAACGCCTTCTCCAAGAAGATAAGCAACAAACCTACGCAGAACAGAACCTGACCAAGGCAATTAATAAAGTCGTTGAGTTTGCTGGTGGATCTGAAAACGCTAAGTCTTTCTTAGCAAGCAAGGCAAATGAACTTGGAACTTCTGTTTCTCGTCTCAAGGATCTTGCACAAGAAACTCCAGACGCTTTCTTAAAACTCCTAGATATTTCTGGAAAGCAAGCTTCTACAGGCTCCGTACCAACTTATCGACCTGAAAAAGTTGACAGGGCTCCCGATCCTAACCGTCTTGAAACTAAGGCGGACTTCGACGAGCTCCGTAGAACAAACAGATCGCGGTATATGAGTCCTGATGTTCAGCGTAAGTTGATGGAAGTTCGCATGAAAGAATTATCAAACCGATAGTAATCAACTAACTTAACCACACGAAAGGACTGTATTATCATGTCTATGACGACTGCTAATACCAGTGTCCTCATTCGTTCTGAGATCTTTTCTACTGAACTTAAGGACGTCCTCGAAGAAGATTTGATGGCGCGTCAGTATGTTCGGTGGATCACAGAGTTCACCGATGGCGATCAGTTCACGATCCCCTCTATTGGTGATATCGAAGCTCGGGACTACCAAGAAGACACTGCAATTCAATACGATGCCATTGATACTGGTGAGTTCAACTTCACGATCACCGAATACGTATCTTCGGCTACCTACATCACCAAGAAGGCTCGTCAAGACCTTTTCTATGCATCTGAGCTGGAAAGCTCTTTTGTTCCGAAAATGTCTCGGGCAATCGCTGAAGACCTTGAGGCCCACATCTTCAAAGAAGGCCAGCCTCGCGCAGGAGATCCTGCAGGTTATCAGGATGCCGGTGCTCTGAACAACATCAACGGTGCAGCTCACCGCTGGGTTGGTATGGACACTGCTAACTCCAACCGCACTATCGGTCCCAAGGACTTTGCTCGTGCGAAGTATGCACTTCGTAAGGCCAACGTTCCCATGACCAATCTGGTTGCGATTGTTGATCCTTCTGTTGCTTACCACATTGAGACCCAAACGGGTCTGTCCGACACCACCTACAACCCTGACTTCCGTGGTGTCATTGAGACTGGTCTGACAACTGGTATGCGTTTCATCCGTAACATCTACGGCTTTGACGTATACGAGTCTCAGTTCCTGCCTCTGTGTGGTGACGACCAAGCTGGGACATCTGAAACCATTGACAGTGTTGCTTCCGGTGCTAACGCCGTATGTAACCTGTTCTTCAGCATGGACCCAACTGTTGTTCCCTTCATCGGCGCATGGCGGCAAATGCCAGAAGTTGATGGCGAGTACAACAAAGACTTCCAGCGTGAAGAATACGTTACGACTGCTCGGTACGGTACGAAAATTTACCGTCCTGAAAACCTCGTCACGGTTCTCACATCAACTGACGTCATTGTCTAAAGAAAGGAGACCTAATTATGGGTAGATGGTATAATGCCGATGGTCTCGAAGTTCGTTACGGACGGGACAATGCTCGTGAATTTAACCAACCAAAAGTTCTGAAGACTTTCGGCAATCAGGGCGTTATCACCCTGCCGTTTGATCTGACGAAGCTTGCCGCTGGTGCAACGAGCTTTGATACTGACCGTGACAATGACGGGACCCTTGACGGTTTCAATGATGGTTCGATCTTTATTCCTGATCAGGCCCACATTGAGTCTGCTGTCATTTACATGACGGACACGGCCGCTGCTGGTGGTACTTCTGTCTCTGCTGGGCTTTATCAGCAGAACGGTACTGCAATCGACGCAGATGGTCTTGTGACTGCCGCTAATGGTGCTACTGCTAACCTCTCGGCTAACGCCAAGGTGGCTGGCTCTGGTGCTGACGTGGCGACTTCTGTTACTGAGAAAGCCTATCCGGCTATCACGGTAGCAGGCACCTTCACTGCCGGTGTTGGTGTTCTGGAGATCAAATACACTCTCCACAAGTCTGTCTAATTAACTTAAAGGACCCCTAGGTATAGTACAATTGTGTCTATACTTAGGGGTTTTTTGTTACAAGAAAAGCACTGAGATATGCAACTTATCGGATCACAAGGTTCTATCAGTACAGTGTCTGTAGCAGCAACAGCTACGGCCCTTACAACTGTAGATAACCGTAAATATGTAATTATTCAGAATGACTCCGGGTCTGACGTCTTTATTGGATTGACACAGACAAGTGGAGATCTTTCTACTTCTGTGTACACAGTTAAGCTGGCGACTGCTTCAACCTACGAAGTACCGGGCATCTACACTGGCCCAATCTACGCCCTTGTCTCCTCTGGCACAGCAGATGTAAATGTTACGGTCATTAGTTAAATACTGGCTTTTAGATATTAAACATTCACCCTTTGCGAACAAGAGAGGTCGCAAGGGGGTTTTGTCGTTGCTGCAGAAATTTGTTAATCTTCTGACAAAAGAAGAGGAAGCAGGCAACGCCAACGTATTCTACGACCCGCAGGATCTGACCAGCTTGAGGGTAGGCAGGGACGGTTCCGGTGGTGTGCCCGTGGTGGGTGATCCTGTTGGGATGATGCTGGATACCTCGCCTACGGGTTCCCAGACGATGGAGCAGTTCCTAGAGAGCCAGCCGGAGTTGGTGACGAATGGGGGGTTTGATACGGACTCAAACTGGACTAAGGGGTCTAATGCGTCAATCAGTGGGGGTGTAGCAACACTTAACGTGGTTGGTGGTGCGTTCACATACATATCTCAACCATTAAGCTATACCGTGGGTGCTTGGTATGTTATTAGCCTAACATTGGATGGCGACTCTGGTAACAACGTCAGAATACT